GTGGAGATATGGTTAAAGAGGAAAAGTTTAAAGCGAAATACAAAGTTTCAATGGTTGATGCCGTTGGTTGGGAAAATGGATTACGTAATGATCTTGACTCTTTTATTGAATATGCTAAAATATTAAAAGATGCCAGAGGGAGGCTCGATTCAGAGAAAACCAAAGTTGATAATCACAATAATCCTATTGATGCCGATGATGATAAAAAGAAAACCATTCTTCAAAAACAACAGGAATCATACAACAAACAATTAGAGGAATTAGGCGCAGAATTAGAGATCGGCAAGATCACTCAAGCTGAGTATAATAACTCTTTAGGAGAGCTCAACATAAAAATGTTCGCCCAGGCTAAAGGTACCGGCGATAAAGATGTTCTCGAAAGTGAATATTATAAAAACCTGAAAATAGCTGCAGAGAAAGCAGTACAGAATCAGGATATTGTTAAATCTGCCCTTCAATTAGAGAAATCTCAAAAGTCGTATCAAGAAGAACTTGATAAGTTAAATGCTCAAAGGAAAAACGGCGCATTAGGAGAAAAAGCATATTTGGAAGAGCTTTTAAAATTACAGGAAAACACAACTAAGGGTGCGTCATCTATAAAGAATTTATCTATTGAAGGTCAGGCTTTCGTCGCTGCTCTGTCTTTTAGCTCCAAGATGTTGAAAGAAGCGACGAAAACCAAAGATCCTAAAAAGTATCAACGTGATACTACTTTTGACTACAAGAAGTCAAAGGTAGACATTTTAGGTGAGGAATTAG